GGACAACGAGAAAGCAATCGCCCAACTGCAGGAGTGCCGCTGCCTCAACCGTTGGCCGACCGGCTACGAGCGTATCCGCAAACTGAAGCCCATCTAAATCTAGCGAAAGGAACCATCGCCTATGAGCATGCTCGAACACATCCAGCGCGGCCGTGCGCCGATGCCGCCGCGCATCATGCTTTACGGAATCGAGGGCATCGGTAAGTCGACATTCGCCTCGCAGGCGCCCCAGCCGATCTTCGTGCCGACCGAGGACGGACTGTCGGAAATCGACTGCGAGCGATTCCCGCTAGCCAAGAGCGTCGACGACGTGCTGACGGCGCTGGCCGAGCTGCACGTCGAAAAGCACGACTACCAGACCGTGGCGATCGACTCGCTCGATTGGCTGGAACGGTTGATCTTCGACGACCTCTGCCGGCAGTACAACGTCACGTCGATCGAGAAGGTCGATGGCGGCTATGCCCGCGGCTATACGCACGCGCTGACCCACTGGCGCAAGGTCCTCGACGCGCTCAACCGGTTGCGTGTCGACCGCGGCATGGCCGTGATCTGCATCGCACACGCCAAGGTCGAGAAGTTTGAGGACCCGGAGTGCTCGGCCTACGATCGCTACAGCCCGCGTTTGCACAAGCATGCCTCGGCGCTGGTGTGCGAGTGGTCCGACGCGGTGCTTTTCGCCACGCGAAAGTTCCGCACGCAGACCGAAGATGCAGGCTTCAACCGGAAGCGCACTATTGCCAACGCCATCGGTAAGGACGGTGGTGAGCGCATCCTCCGTTGCGTCGGAGGTCCATCGTGCATTGCCAAGAACCGTTTCGGGATCGCCGAGGAATTGCCGCTCTCGTGGGCGGCGTTCATGGCGGCCCTCTCCAACACCCAATTGAAAGGACAATCCAATGGCTGACCTCAGAGGTTTTGACGCCAATCAAGTAGAACCCACGGCCGCTCTCGATCCGATCCCCGCAGGCAAGTACCAGGCAGTGATCACCGAGAGTGAGATGAAGCCCAACAAGGCCGGCACGGGGAGCTACTTGCAACTGACGTTCCAGATCATCGACGGGCCATTCAACAACCGTGTGCTCTGGGCACGGCTGAACCTCGACAACCCGAACGCAACGGCGGTCAAAATCGCCAGGGCGGAACTATCCGCCGTATGTCGGGCGGTTGGGGTGCTGGCGCCCAACGACAGCGCGGAGTTGCACAACCTGCCGCTGGTGATCCATGTGCGATGCAAGAAGCGAAGCGACACTGACGAGATCGGCAACGAGATCAAGGGCTATTCCAAGAAGGAACAGCCCGCGGCGCCGGCCGCCGCTTCGACCAACACCACGCCACCGTGGAGGAAGGCGGGGTGATGGAACTGGAGCTGCCCTATCCTCCGTCGATCAATCACTACTGGCGCCGGGTAGGGCCGCGCACGCTCATCAGCCGTGAGGGTCGCCGCTTCCGTGAACGGGTGTTGGCGATCCTCGCGGCGATGGGCATCCGGCCGCTGTGCGGCCGCTTGGCGGTAGATGTCGTGGTGTTCCCGCCCGACAACCGCCGCCGTGATATCGACAACGTTTTCAAGGCCCTGTTGGATGCGATGCAACACGGCGGGGCGTATGCGGACGACAGTCAGATCGTGCGGCTGTCCATCGAAAAACGGAGGCCCGTCGAGGGCGGCAAGACCATCGTTCGAATCGAGAAGATCTGAATGCTCACTTTGCGTCCATATCAAGAATGCGCGAAGGCGGCCATCTACGAGCACTTGCGCACGCGGGATGACAACCCATGTGCTGTGTTGCCGACCGCATCGGGAAAGACTCCGTTGCTGGCCTCGATCTGCAAGGACGCCGTGGGTCTGTGGGACGGGCGCGTGTTGGTCCTGGCCCACGTCAAGGAGTTGTTGGAGCAGACGACCGACAAGCTGACGCAGGTTTGCCCGGAGGTGGACTTCGGCGTTTACTCGGCCGGCCTCAAACGCCGCGACACGGAGCACTCGGTCATCGTGGCGGGCATTCAATCGGTCTACAAGAAGGCCTGCGACTTGGGCAGCTTCAATCTGATCATCGTCGATGAGGCCCATCTTATCCCTCCTGATGGCGAAGGCATGTATCGCCAGTTCCTGGCCGACGCGAAGGTAATCAACCCCGACGTGCGCGTGATCGGACTGACGGCCACGCCGTTTCGGCTCAAGTCGGGCATGATCTGCGCGCCGGAGAACATCCTCAACTACGTCTGTTACGAGGTCGGCGTGAAGGAGTTGATCCGCGACGGCTATTTGTGTCGGTTGGTGACCAAGGCTGGCCGGGAGAAGGCCGATACTAGCGGTCTGCACGTCCGCGCCGGGGAGTTTGTGGCCGGTGAGGTCGAGGACTTGATGGACCAGGATAGGTTGGTCGTCTCCGCCTGCGCCGAAATCGTCGGCCTGACGCACGACCGGCATTCGTGCTTGGTCTTCGCCTCGGGAGTGAAACACGGCCAGCACATCGCCAAGGTTTTGCAGGATGTGAGTGGCCGTGAGTGCGGTTTCGTCTGCGGCGACACGCCGACCAAGGAACGCGACGAACTGCTGGGGCGATTCAAAGCCGGCGACTTGAAATACCTGGCCAATGTGAACGTCCTGACGACCGGCTTCGACGCACCGAACATTGACTGCGTCGCGCTGCTGCGGCCGACGATGTCGCCGGGACTCTTCTACCAAATGTGCGGTCGTGGCTTTCGCCTGCATCCTGGCAAGCAAGACTGCCTTGTCCTTGATTTTGGCGGAAACGTCCTTCGGCATGGTCCAGTCGATCAGATTCGCGTCAAGGACCACATTCCGAATGGTAATGGCGAGGCCCCAGCCAAGGAGTGTCCCGAATGCCATTCTGTGATCGCCGCCGGATACGCGGTCTGCCCCGACTGCGGATACGAGTTTCCGCCGCCCGATCGACAGAAGCATGATGCCAAAGCATCCGAGGCCGGCATCCTTTCAGAGCAGGTGAGCGACACGGAATACGACGTCCAGGACATCGCCTATGGCGTCCACACCAAGCGTGGCGCACCGGAAGGCGCGCCGCAGTCGTTGCGGGTCGATTACCGGCTCGGGCTCAACCATTGGCAATCCGAGTTCGTCTGCCTCGAGCACGACGGCTACGCCAGGCAGAAGGCAATTCAGTGGTGGCGACGACGCTCGCTCGACCCGATTCCGGATACGGCCGAGCGTGCCGTCGAGATCGCCGAGGGTGGCGGTGTGGCCCACGCCGAGAAGATCACCGTCCGAAACATCCCCGGCGAAAAGTTCGACCGCATCATCGGCTACAAGCTCGGTCCAATGCCCGAGCCGGTGCCGGCCGGCGAGTTCGGCGACTACGAAGAGACGGAAATTCCGTTCTGAGGCTGGCATGAAGCGAAAACGTCACAAGCAGGAGCGTCGGCCTTGATCGAAACAGCACGTGCGTATCTCGGCGCCGGCCTGTGCCCGCTGCCCGCGATCCTGGCAGAGAAGCGCCCGGCCTTGTCGGCTTGGAAGCAGTACCAGCGTCGGCGGCCGACGGAACACCAGCTTCAAAACTGGTTCACCGACTCGCAGCCGATCTGCCTGCTGACGGGGTCCGTCTCGGGCAACCTCGAGCTGATCGACTTCGATTTCGAAGCGGAGATGTTCACCCCGTGGGCCGAATTGGTCGGCACCGAGGCGCCGGGTCTGGTGGAACGACTGGTCATCGAACGGTCGCAGTCGGGCGGGTGCCATGTCGTATATCGCTGCGAGGCCACGATCCCGGGCAACCTGAAGCTGGCACAGCGGATCATCGTGGCGCCGGACGATCAAGAGCTCACCATTGGCGGCAAGCGGTATCGCCCCCGCCGTGTCGGTGACCGGCACGAGGTGACCGTGACCCTGATCGAGACCCGCGGCGAGGGCGGACTTTTCCTGTGCTATCCGACGCCCGGCTACCTGTTGGAACAAGGGGACTTCCAAAACCTGCCTGTTCTGACCGAGGCCGAGCGGAATATCCTGATCGAGGCCGCCTCGGCGCTCAATGAGGCGGTCCCTGCCACAGAGACTTCGGTCGAGACAATGGAGATATGCGGTCGCCCGGGTGATGCCTTCAACCAGAGTGGCGATGTCCGCGCTGTGCTTGTGCGCCACGGCTGGACATGCGTGCGTGGCGGCGAAAACGAGTGCTGGCGCCGGCCAGGCAAGGATCGCGGCTGGAGCGCAACCCTGCGGGAACGGGTGTTCTACGTGTTTTCTTCGAACGCGGCGCCGTTCGAATCCAATCGCGCCTACTCGCCATTTGCCGTCTATGCCCTGCTCGCACACCAAGGCGACTTCGCCCAGGCGGCCAGCGCGTTGAGGGACGGGGGATTCGGCAGCGAACATACGGACGACGATGTGGACCTGTCGCACATCATCTGCCGTTGTTCGTCTCGTTCTTCCGCGCCTTCTTCTCCCGAATACTCCGATCCTGGGCCACCGCCACCGGAGTTGTTCCGCGTGCCCGGTTTCGTCTCCGAGGTCCTGGACCATTGCCTGGCCACGGCGCCCTACCCGAACGTCCCCCTGGCGTTCTCCGGTGCGCTGGCATTGCAGGCCGTGCTGGCGGGCCGCAAGGTCCGCGACCAGGCCGACAACCGTAGCACCCTGTACCTGCTGGCGCTGGCTTACTCCTCGGTCGGCAAGGACTGGCCGCGAAAACTGAACACGTTCGTGCTGCACCGAGTGGGCCTGGTGGAATCACTTGGCGAGAAGTTTGCCTCCGGCGAGGGCATTCAGGACTCGATGTTCCGCACGCCGGCCATGCTGTTCCAGACCGATGAGATCGACGGGCTCTTGCAGTCGATCAACAAGGCGCAGGATGCCCGGCACGAGAACATCCTGGGCACGCTGCTGACGATGTATTCGGCCTCCAACAGCATCTTTCCCATGCGGCGCAAGGCCGGCAAGGAGTCGCCGGGCGTGATCGACCAGCCGTGCCTGGTGGTTTACGGCACCGCGATCCCGACCCATTACTACGGCGCGCTATCGGAGCGAATGCTGACCAATGGATTTTTCGCCCGGATGCTGATCGTCGAAAGCGGATCGCGCAGCACGGGCCAAGAGCCGGGGATCATCGCCCCGCCCTCGCGCGTGATGGATACGGCTCGCTGGTGGGCCGATTTCTGCCCGGGCACCGGCAATCTGGAGACTTTCCACCCCCAGCCCCGCATCGTCGAGGCCGACGACGACGCCCGGGTGCTGCTGACCGATGCTCGCCTGGCTTCCGAGGCCGAGTATGCCGCTGCCGAGGCCCGAGACGATCCGGTTGGCACAACCGTCTGGGGGCGCGTGCCCGAGCAAATTCGCAAGCTGGCGCTGCTGTACGCCGTCAGCGTAAGCCACGAGTCGCCGCGGATTGATGTGACCGCCGTGCGCTGGGCGACGGAGTTCATCCTGCACCAGACTCGCCGGATGCTGTTCATGGCGCACAGCCACGTGGCCGAGAACCCGTTTCACGCCGAATGCCTGAAGCTCCTCCGCAAACTGCGCGAGGCGCCCGACCAGCAACTCGCCCACAGTGTGCTGCTGAAGCGGATGAAGACCGACGCCAAGAGCTTTGCAGTCATCGTCGAGACGCTCTGCCAGCAAGGGGAAATCGAAATCGTCACCACCCCGCGGGCCGGATGGCCGACGCGGGCCTACCGGCTCGTCGAAGGTGAAACATCGTCGGGAGGTGAAGCATGAACCCCTGTTTGCACGCAAAACCCCGGTTTCAGCCCCGCAACATTCCCCATCATTCCACCAAGGTTCACACGGCGAAGGTGAAACTTGGAAACGCGAAAAACAGCCTAAATATAGATATATATATACTCTCTCTCTCTTCATTCACCTGTTCACCCGCCCCCGCCCGCGCACGCGTGTATACGCGTGTGCGCGTGTGTCTAGGGGTGAATCATGGGAAACATGCCGTCGCTTCCGATCGCCGGGGGTGCGGCACAGGTCCGCGCACGTTTGCGCCGTGTGGCGTTATGCGGCCGGGGTTGGGTAAGGACGCCACTGCTGCCACTCGCCCAACACGGGCCAACGTGGCGTATTCACGCGCGATCCCCCCGGTCGTAGGTACTTCCAGGCGTTTTCACGCAGGAGAGGTCTGCGGGAACAGCTCCCGTCCTAAGCACAGTTTCATTTCCGTGTCCGAACTGGCAAGGAGGCATGTGATGGACAGAAAAGAGATCACCTCGTCGCTGGTGAAGCAGATCGAGACGCTGCTGGCCGAAAAGGTCGATCCGGCCGCGATTTCAGGCCGTTTGGGCATTACGCAGTACGTTGTCGAGGTCATCGCCAACGACGTGGATCGACCTGTTGGTCATTCGCGTCCGCAGTGCCGGGTCAGCCGGCGCGTCCCCAACACGAAGCCCGGGATCGACGCCTCCACGATCCGCATGATCCAACGCATGTTGGCCGTGGGCATCCTGAACCACAAGGCGATTGCCCGCGAGGCGGGCGTCTCGTCGAGCATCGTCAACGAGGTTGCGACCGGGCGACGGAAGGCCGTCACCACAAAGCGGCCGTACCTCAGCGACTGCGAGCAGTTCCTGCCGGAGCCAATCCGCTGCGGCGAGTGCGGAGCGCTGATCTCGGTGGCGCCTTGTCGGGCGTGCCGGACGCGGCGGGAAGCTGCCGCGAAAAAAATTGTTTGACCTCTGGTCAACTTTTTTGTGTGCTGTGCGAAATGCGAAACCTTAACCATGGAGAAAGATCATGCCGGATGCATATTCGACCCTGATGGCCGAGATATCAGCGTTCCTCGTTGCCCAGGACAAGCGGGAGTACCTGATTGTCCGCGCTGAGAAGTTCTTCGATGAGGTTGTTTTGCCCATCGACTTGCCCGGACCCGACCAGATGATCGATCCGCTGCTGCGGACCGCGATCCGGCCGTTGGTCGGCCGGTTCTACGACGAGTTGGTCCAGAAGATGGAGGGCGCCGCCCATGCTTAATGCGATCTCAATCCCCATGCTCGCCATCGCGGGTGGCGTGCTGCTGTTGCTGTGGAGCCAAATGGATCGCTTCACGTCGCTGTTGGGCAAACTGCGTCCGACACCCAAGACCGATGCGGACCTGACGCCCCACGAACTGTTTGAGCGATTCTACGCCATGCGGGCCTGGTGCGAGGCCACCGGGCAGACCGAGGCCGTCAGCGCACTCGACAGCATCGTGCTGCCGGCCATCGTTCGAACCGGCGGCAACGTCGCGGAAGGAGGGGCCAAGTCATGAAAGCATCGACTTTCTTTGCCATCGTGTTGATCGTTTGGGGCGTGGCGGCCGGCAGGGAA